AATCTCAGCATATTCAGTTACAATCGGAACCTTATCAACTAATACATCTTGATATAACGAATCAACATCTATTGTATATTCAATACTAAAAGATAACTTTGTATAATCTTGTTCTTGTTCTATACTATCAATTGAAGTAGGTCTAATTCTATTAGTTAAAGATTCTAATAAATCTTGTTCTTGAAATATAGAATGTATATCAACTGGATAAAGATCAAATAATATAAACTCTTCATAATCTTGAATTTGATCTAAACTATCTATATTTAAATTGAACTCTAAACCTAGAGTTCCTCTTACATAATCTTGAATTTGATTTAAACTATTAATATCACTATTAATGACATTTTGTATTGAAGCTTCTGTAATAAGAGAATCTTGTTCTAATCCATAAACATCTACACTAATAACATTAGCAGGAATTAATTGTTCATAATCTTGAACTTGATCTAAATCATTTAGAGATACACCAATACCTATATTTAATATAGGACTTGTTAATGTTTGTTCATTCAACAGAGAATCAATATCAACATCTATTCCTAAATGAACTGAAACATAATAACTTTCTGTATAATAAGGTGTGGTATATCTTAACATTTATACAAACCTAATAGACTTAACCCTACTTGTCTTTTTAGAATACCCTTTTTGAATTTTAATTTTTTCTTCACCAATAGCTTTTCTAAATAATTGATGATGTAACATAGCTAATTCTGGATTACCCCAATCTTTTCTAGGATCATACATCAGCCTAGCTTTAGCTCCAGATGCTATTGCTTCAACATGGTCATTAAATAGAAATATAGGTCCAGCTTCAGAAGTTTTTGAGGGTTTCAAAGCTACTCTAGCATTATAATTATGAGATTCTTCAGCAGGAAACTCTGATTCTACAGGATTCCTTTGAGATTTAATTAACAGATTTTCTGGAACTATTTTTTCTTTTCCATTATCAAGGAGATATATAATACTGACTAGGCTAGCTCCTCTAGGAACATTAACAAATATCTCTCTTAAATCTTCTTCTATCTCATAACTAACATTATCTTGCCAAACCCAAGTCTTCTGACAAAACTCCTGAGCTGAATCCCTTATAGCTTGAACAGCTAATGGATCAGGGCAACCATAAACATCTGGTAGAACATACGGAAAATAATCTTCCCAACTTTTCATTTTTTACCCCTGTGCAACGCCTGTAGGTGAACCAGAAGTGGGTCCAAAACGTCTACGAATATATGGGTTATCTAACACTTCTATCTGAGATTTTAAACCTAAAGAATTTCTAAAAGATTGATAAGCCATCATAGCTGAATCTCTATTCACACCATAATCAGCATCCTTCTGATATGCTCGATAGAGAATGTAATCTAATAGAGCATTAGCATAAATACTATTAATTTCTATTTCTCCACCTAAAGAACAATCAGTAGGAACTGCAGCATATACTAATTCTGCATGAACATTCTCATCTGGTTTAGGAAAAACATAAAACCTAGTTGGATCTCTATCATCTATAATATAATGTTTTATAATCTTACTAGGCTCAGAATAATGCCAATTAGGATATTGTTCATCCATTATATGTCTTTTAATCAATCTTATAGGCTTTCCTGGAGTCTCCCCATCTTCCCCTAGATTCCTCACTAAATCAATAAAAGATACACCTGAATTAGGAATACTCTGTTTAGTATCTTCAGCTAAAAGAAAAGCCTCATTGACAACATTACTATCAGGTTTTAGTAGGACAATTTCTCTCTGTCCATCATTCATCCATTTAAGCAATTCATCATGAGGCCATCTTGTTTCAGTGGTATCTTGAATGATTATAGATGCTCTACCTAATAAATCATTTACTTGTGCCGACATCTATTTCTCCTATTGTTCCCACCATACTAATTCCCATTTATTACCAATTAGAGTAAATACAAGAGTATCAAATTTCTGAATAACCCCATCTACAATTATTTCAGTTTCTGTCAAAACCATAGTGAATCTATCCCCTTGATGGGTAATAGTATTGGGTTCTACCCCTAATCCATTTTGAGTATCAGGAACATGAATAGTATTATTATCCCCAAAAACTAATATAGAACCTCTCCCATCTCCTAGCTCAACAGAGTATTTTATGGAATGATCTTCACTATTATCATTATAATTTACTTCCTCTTTCTCCTCACTAGAAACATTAGATGGAACTACCAAGAGAAAAACTATTACTAATGAAAAAATTAACTTATACATAAAATTCTATCTCCTTAATCATATCCTTCTTCAAGTTGCCAAATATAATCCAATAATAAATAGGTATTTATTTCATCCAAACAAATCCCTTTTGGGTCTTTCGGATTCTCCTGAATCTCCAGAATTGGTTTCGGAGGTTTCTGTGGCATCTCTTGAGTCGGAGTTGTCTGGAAACACCCCATTAGAAAAATGCTTATTAAAAGCATCCCTGGGATTTTCAGCAGCCTCATTACGTTTCTCTTGTCGCTCTTCATAATTGGCCTGTCTTTTCTTCTGTCCCAGTAAATCTAAAATCTTATTGATTATCCGGAACAGAAGAGGTATTAAAACTGTTTTCCAAGGCATCTCTAGTCACTACCAAAGATTTTTCTAATCTTTTCGAGAATCTTTTCTTTCTGTTCCTGATTAATCTCTTTGTCTTCCAGAACTTCTACAAGGAGTTTACCAAGTCTCTTAACTTGAATATACCTTTCCTCAAACAAAGTTCCTACAATACCGAGACCTAAAGAAACAACAGCAATAATAATAGTCGTCCACTCCATGTTATCCTCCATACACCCATGTTACTCGTTGAGCTAGATCTGGGCTACTCCCAGCATGAATAAATGATCTAGCTATTCCAATCCTATTAAACCCTACCGCTAAAAGAGAACTAATAATTATAAACCTATTCCTACTCCAATCACAAATAATATCAGAAGCATGACCCATTGGATGTTCAGGCCCTCCCCCTACGTTCTCATTATGGTGTTCACATCTCCATCCTGAACTAATCCTAAAAGGGATTCCTGCTATAACCCTAGCTTTAAATAATTTATCCATGTGAGCTTCTGTCATGTGTTGTTCACCACAATGCCTACAATGGAATTCTCTAGGGATAAAATAAGGTTGATATTTATTCCAGTCCATCAATTACTCCTGGTTCTCCGAAAATAATAGATACTGCTATAGCTGCAGTAGGTACAAGAAAAGCAGCAGCTATTGCTATTAGCCATTTTTGAAGGTTTTTAAAACTTGTATAAAAATGATCGAACTCATGTCTAGAAACGTATTGACTTTCAATTTTATTAACTGATTTACATAATTCTTCATATCTAATTTTATGTTCTTGAGCAGCAGGAAGGTGGGCGAGGGCGTCTTGCATTAAGACAATAAGACTGTCTAATTGACCTTCCATCTTAGTAATTTTCAATGAGAGGTCAACCAAATTCTTATGATCGTCTTCTAGACGTCTATACAATTTATTAGTCTCCCAACTTAATTGCTCATTACTTTTGGCCTTAGTATGTTCATGAGTCATAAGGACCTATCTGATTCGTTTAGTTTATTATAAATGGCCATTATCAATTGAGNATTATTTTTATTAGATATTTCTGGAATTTTAAGTTCAGAGGCTTTCTTCATCAGTTCAGGTCTTTTCATATTTTCCATGTCTTTTAAGGTGAAAGCTTTAGGTGTAGGGGTATCATCTTCACTCTCTTGAATAATGACTTCCATATCCAGTCTTTTTGCTAATTGGTCACTATAAGCAAAAATTATGCCATCTTTTTTTCTTCTTATAAATCTTTGCATAATAGTTTTTTAGAAGAGGGGGAAATCCCCCTCTTTCTCCTTTAAATGGTTACACAAACCAAGGACACTTTTACCTCCCCCTCTGAAAGAGGAACATCTTCAGTGACATTCTCCAGCTTGATGGTAGTCTTTTCATCATAAAACTTAGTAGCAGATGAATAGATATCCAAATCAGCAGCCTTCAAATCGGTATCTCCGACTATTGCATCATTATCGTCTTCATCCCCAATCCTAACTTCATGATCTGCAAGATCTACCCAAACTTCTGTTTCAAAAGAAACATTATTATTCTCTTCTTCAAGAACAATTTTCCTATCAGCAGAAGTCACTGTGCATACTATATCTTCGGCAACTTCTATAGCAGTCTCAAGAGCATCTAAAATAGCAGCCCATGTTAAAGTAGTCTCAGCAGTATGAGAATAAGTATTATTTCCTACTTTAATCTTATACTCATTCCCTTCAGCTATAGGCTTATCTGCAAAGATTATCTCAGTTTGCTGTTTTTCTGACTCCTCTGCTTCTTGAATAACCTCATTCTTCTCTACATACTCAGCACTACCCTGACCCTTTCCGACAAAAGACACACCAATCACTGCTGTATTTTCAGGAACATCAAAGAGTTCTACCTTATCTTCATATTCTACTTTCTGCTCAGTGAAGTCTATCTCACAGGACAGAATGAAAGCAGCATCTAATGAAGATTGTCCTTTCATTCCACTAGTCTTAAAGTCTGAATAAGTTGCCATTTTAGCCTCCTATATCTGTACGCAGACAAGAGCAACAGTGAAGACAGCAGTATCATAAGTTGCATCAGTAGTAGCTTTTAAACGAATAGTGTCGGTTTCAGAAAGGTAAAATCCACTTCCTTCTGAATAAACATTAAGATTTTCTGCATCAATATCAGTATTACCTACAATAGCATCATCATCATCTTCTACACCAATTTGAACATTTCTAGGATCGGAATCTTGCTCTCCTGTCCCATACAACAGAAATCCTATGACAGCTACCCCACCTGCCAAATCACAGAGTTCCACATAATCATTCTCTGTAAGTTCTTGTTCAGTGCAATCAACCTCAGTCTTAACGACAAAAAGAGCATCAAGAGAGCTTTGTCCCTTAACCCCTTCAGTCTTAAAATCCGTATATGTAGCCATTTTCATTTCTCCTTATAAGAAAGGGGAGGATAACCTCCCCCTTTAAATTTACACAGTTTCTTTAATAGCTCTAAGCAGAACCAGAGATTCCGGTACAACAACCTTGTAACCATAAACATTCAGTCCACGAACCAAATTAGCAAAGGTCCTTTCAGACTTAATGTTCTCAACCTTAACAATCTGATTAGCAAAGGTAATTGCACTCTTATGTCCTGCCATGATCTGCCAAGAATCCTGAGTCAAAGCAGTATTGAAATGAACATTATTGCTCATATAAATCTTAAAACGATCTATCATCCCAATGAGTCCATTCCTGAGAATAGAAGTTCCATCTCCAGAAAGAGAAGCATCCTGTAACAAACTTGTTATCGTATAGGCTCTTTATCCTATACTTCTTGTGGTTCATATTCCCACAAGTTCAGACTATATCATCACCCGATTATCTTTTCTCTCTTTGATAGCAAGCCCTACACCTTGAACCGACATACCACTTAGCATTTTTAACCTCTCCGCAAATAGAACATTCTCTTTCCTGCGTAG